GTAATGAAGCATTAGGAATGATTTCACATCAGAGCATAGAGAGAGTCAAGCCGGTTGACTATGATAAGACTATAGAGCCGGAATGTGCGAGGTGTGAGCTATGAACTTCATTCAGCGAATAAGATACAAAAGGTGGCTAAGATTTTTAACGATAGCAGTTTTACAAGGCAGTATAACCAGGGGGTAGATATGATAAGCCTAAATGTGCATAATATAGATAGCATAAAAGTAGAACCGGCAGCAAAAAAGGTTTTTAAGGGCAGTTATTGCAGAAAAATTAATATCAAAACAAGCGAAGTAGATAACATGGAGATATATCTATTCGCGGATAAGCCCGAGAGCTTGAATAATGGACTAAACGGAAAGGGGAAATAAGATGGAAAAAGAAAATGAGGTAGCAGTAAAATCAGAGAACAATAGTCCGGCAGAAATGATCAGAATGGCAGTAGCAGGAGGAGCAGACCTTGAAAAATTAAAGGGCTTGCTTGACTTACAGGAAAGATGGGAAGCAGGAGAGGCTCGTAAGGCCTATCATATAGCAATGGCAGAGTTTAAAGCTAACCCTCCGCAGATTGGTAAGGATAAGAAAGTAGGATACAACACAAGCAAAGGAGATGTAGAATATTCTCACGCTTCGTTGGCTAATGTAACCGATAAGATTAGCGCGGAACTCAGCAAGCACGGACTATCGGCTTCTTGGTCTACCAAGCAGAACGGATCTGTTTCGGTCACCTGCAAGATTACCCACATCAAAGGTCACAGCGAAGAAACAACCCTCTCCGCTCCGGCAGATGGGTCAGGCTCAAAGAACGCTATACAGGCCATAGGAAGCACTATCACCTATTTGGAGAGATACACACTGTTGGCTCTTACAGGTCTCGCTACAAGAGATATGGACGATGACGGCAAAGCCTCTGCAAGCGTAGAGCTTGTATCTCAAAAGGAAGTTAATACGATGACCGATTACATTACAACCCTAAAACTTGATATGGCGAAGTTCCTTGAATATATGAAGATAGGCAAGATCCAAGATATGCCAAAGAAAGACTTCAAGAAAGCAATGGCGGCAATACAGCTTAAGAGACCAGTTAAGAAGCCAGCAGGTGCGAAATGATTATTGTTGACATAGAGCAAGGTAGCGACCAATGGTATCAAGAAAAACTCGGCAAGCCCTCTGCTTCTAATGCCTCAATGATAATCACTAATGAGGGCAAGCAAAGCAAACAAAGAAAAGACTATATGTACACATTAGCAGCAGAGGTTGTAACTGGTCTGAGAGTAGAGTCGTACAAAAACGCTAATATGGCTATGGGTAACGAGCGAGAGGACGAGTCCAGAAAACTATATGAACTGATTAATGGTGTAGAGGTTAATCAAGTAGGCGTAGTTTATAAGGACGAGAAAAAAGAGTTTCTCTGCTCTCCTGATGGAATAATCGGTAATAAGTACGGTCTTGAGCTTAAGAATGTTCTACCTAAAACACAGGTAAAATATATCTTAGAAAATAAAGTACCACCTGAATATTTTGCTCAGATACAGTTTTCTCTATATGTAACAGGGTTCAAGTTTTGGGATTTCTTCACTTACTCCCCAGTGCTTAAACCTGTACAAATAAGAGTAGAGCGTGATGAGGTGTTCTTAAAGGCTCTTGAAAAAGAACTCAAACTATTCTGCGAAGAACTCGTAGATGTAATCGAAAGGATAGCGATATGAACAGAGTAATTCGTATGCCAAGTGAAGCAGAGAAGAAGAACGCAGAGGAACGTGGAGCTAAAGCATGGTTCCCCCAGGTTGGCTCATGGTTCGTAAGCAAAAAAGGAGATACATTCTTTAAACTGGATATGTTCCCTGACCAGATGTTTATGCTCAGCAAGCCACGCGAGCAAGAAGTAGACCAAACAGAAGATATACCATTTTAGGGTAGCCCATAAGGGGAGGTTACTCCGAAGGTGCCTCCCCCTACCCCAGAAAGGATAATATGAAAGAACAAGAATTATTAAGAGTTGCGCAACAAATAGAAATAAGAATAAATGCCCTCTCGGTGGGTAGGAAGGAACTCTCCGAAAGAACTAAGAACAAAGCTCAAGCGAT